AATGCTGAGATACCAGCAGACATAAGGCAGAATGAAAAGATTACAGTTCTTGAAAAAGAAGTAGAAAGATTAAGAAGTGGCAAACGCAATTAATACAGACAGCACTATTAGTTTAAGTGTAGCTATGTTAATAAAAGTAGGTTTCTTAATTATGGTAGTTACTGGCTCTTGGTATCAAGCTCAGATGCAATTTGCAGAACATCAAAGAAAGATTGAAGATTTACAAAATAAAGTTACTGTGTTAAGCGCTAGCGTCGAAGGAATGGAATCGCAACATATACAGAAACTTGAAGAAGAAAACAAAACCCTAATGGAGAAATTAGGATTAAAAAGAAGATAAGGAAATATAATGGCTAAAAAAGAAAATAAAAAAGAAAATGCCCCAATGTTAAACCTTGACGGAAAAGAATATGATATTGACTCTATGACTGATGACCAAAAAACAATGGTCAATCATATTGCAGACCTAAACAGAAAGATTGATACAACAACATTTAATCTTCAGCAGTTGCAATTCGGAAGACAGTCTTTTATTGATGCTCTTAAGAATGCTTTGACTGAAGAGAAAGAAAAAGAAAATGAAAACTAGAATTAACACGATTGATAGAGCGATAAGTGAAAATGAATTGTCTGACGTTTGTAAGACAGTTCACTATTCATTTTACAAAGAAAAAACAGTAGGTGAAGGCGATGAAGCTAAAAACTACTCTGCATCAAGCATTGGTACAGTAGTTTTAGATGCACCAGATTCTGATAACTTTACAGCTTATACCGACATTAAAGAAGACGATGTAAAAAAATGGGTAGAGGATAAAATGGGTGCAGATAGGCTTGCAAATATTGAAGCAGATTTAGATGCACAAATTGCAGAACAAGAAACACCAACAAAAGCAACTGGTAAACCTTGGTAATCTAATGTTTTTATTACTGTGGATAAAAAAGAAAGGCTGGTAAGATGGCTAAGAACTTAAAAAATGTAAACCTTAATGGATTAAGTGCAATGCAAAAAAAACAAATGCAGAAACACAAAGTTCATCACACTAAAAAACACTTGTCAATGATGGCTTCTGAGATGAGAAAAGGTAAAACTTTTAAGCAATCACATAACAAGGCACAAAAAGCAGTTGGCAAGTAATGATTGAAACGTACGCTGAATACGGTGCTATTGGAGTTATTGTATCATTATTTGTAATGATGATAGTTAACCTAATGAAAAGTCAAAAGGCTCAAAACGAAGACTTAGACGGCATACGTCAAGCTATAGCAAAAATGGAATCTACTATCAAGAACGTAGAAGGCATTACTATTAAGCTTATAGAGCGTTGGAATAAATCTGATGATACAGGACAAAGACATAGGGAAGATATTGTAAAAGAGTTAAACGACGTAACTGATGATTTAGCCTACTTAAAAGGGCGTATCAATGGAAAGGCAAGCTAAGGCAATGATAGACTCAACAAAGGCTGTTTTAAATGGGGCAGTAGGTGTAGGAGTATGGTGGACAAATCTTCCTATGATGCTACAAATGGCGGTTTCAGTTGCAACTTTAGTATATTTAATAATAAAAATAAAAAACGAAATAAGGAGCTAATATGCTACAAAAAATGGTTATGGAATATCTTTTTAACGAAGATAACAAACAAAAAGTAATTGACGAATTAAACAAGAATGTAAACATTCCTATTATCAACGAAGATACAGAAGAGAAGATTATCTCTGCAATTTATGAAGTCTTTGAAGATGTAATGGGTAAAGTTTTAAATAAGTAATGCCTAGGTTTAGCAGTAAAAGTAAATCAAAGTTAGACACTTGCGATAAAAGGTTAGTAAAACTTTTTAAGGAGGTAGTAAAAAAATATGATTGCACGATTATTGAAGGCCATAGGGGCGAAGAACGTCAAAACGAAGCTTACCGTAAGGGCAATAGTAAAGTTAAGTATCCTAATGGTAAACACAATAAGAATCCGAGTATTGCTGTGGATGTTGCGCCATACCCGATAGACTGGACAGACAGAGATAGGTTTCACTATTTTGGTGGATATGTGCTGGGTATTGCAAGTCAGATGGGATTAAACATTAGATGGGGTGGAGACTGGGACCAAGACACACAAACCAAAGACAATCGTTTCGATGACCTTGTACACTTTGAAATAAAAGACTAATGCCAAAACAGTTCTTAAAATTATCGGATTTTTCAGGCGGCATTAATACAAAGTTTGACGCTAGAGATATAAGAGATAATGAAATTACCGCAGTCAGTAATATGCAAGTACATAGACAAGGACAGGTTTTTTCATCTACTGCATCGGCAGCCGAAACCAGCAGGTCGGCAGGAAGCCTTACAAGTGGATATGGTTCATTTTTATTTAAAGCTGATAACGATTTAAGTAACAATGAAAAATCAATAGAGTTGTTGGCTCTTGCAGACGTAGCAGAAGGTCAAGTAGATATAATAGAAGACCCGTTTAATACTATAAGCGCAAGAGATAATTCTAATCATTTGAATACTATTGACTTAGGAACTAATCACGCTGGAGGTGAACAGAATTATTACTATGCTAATGGAGCTTTAAGAGTATTAGACTCTGAAACAGGACAGACAGGGAATGAGGCTTTTTGGTATGGGCATATAGACAGAACAGGCACAATTCCCGGAGGAGCTGTTAATACATGGGTAGGAGTTGTTAATAATTTAGCTGCACCTACAGCAGGAAACATTACTGAAAGTGGTAGTGCTAACTACGCAGTAATAAATAATGGTTTTGATTTAGACATCACAATAGAATCTACAGATGCTGATGGTTTATGGGAAGCTACTACATACGAGTTAGCTTCTTCTTTTGTATACGAAGGAAATCAAGAGTCACTATTATACATATATTCTGAATCAGTAACCATGGGTATAAGTCAATATTTTACAAATGTATTGCTAGGTTTGGTCAGAGGAACTGGAGCAAGTAACAAGCGAATAAAAGGTGGCAGAATATACATACGGAAAAAGGACAGTACGGATTTATTCACTTTGTTTTTAGACGCAGATTTTGAGCGAGGTGTTCGCAAAAGTATGGGTGACGAGTTTGTTGCTTTTACAAATGGTGGTAGTGGTGATAACTTTGTAAATACTTCTGGTATAGAAATAAAAGGTCCCAGTATAGATACATACGAATCATTAAATGGATTTAGTCATGATGTAGGGCATTTATCTTTTGGTGAATCAGCAGGTTTGTTTTATAAAGACGTAACAGTTTGCAACCAAAGAGCGTTTGTATGTAATGTAAATTATTTTGTAGAGTCCGGGTCTTCTTCTAAAAAGTTAATGCCAGACCGTATCTTGTATACTCCGATAGGAAAATACGACACATTCCCTCCCAGCCAATTTATTGATATAGGTATTAACGATGGGGAAGACTTTACAGCTATAGAATCTTTTGGAACTAAAATTTTAGCTTATAAACAAAGTACATTATACATAATAGACGTAACTTCACCAAGTGAAAACGGTTGGAGATTAGAGTCTACGTTAAACGGATTAGGTGTCGAGCAGCCCGCAGCGGTAGTAAAAACTGAGTTTGGTATATGTTGGGCCCGTAAAACTGGTATTTATATTTGGTCACCATCTAGTGGCGTTGTTGAGATATCAAAAAAATTAGATAAAAACTCTCAGCCTATGACAGGTCTTACTAACCCAGCAGTTGGTTATTATCCACCAGATTCACAATTAATTATAATCCAAAATTGTAGCGCATCTTCAGACGCTCTTATTTACGATTTTGAAACAAAGTCTTTTACAGAGCTAGGCTCTTATACATCGGCGGCTGTAACTAATCTACAAAACAATCAAGATAACTGCATTTGGTTAGAAGGTAATAATGTTAGAAAATATTCCTCGGCTCAAGGCGCAACAGTCTGGTCAATGGAAACAAAAGATTTAGATTTTGGAAATCCAGCTGTCGTAAAAAGACCACAAAAATTAATAGTTAGCTACTCTACTTCCTCTGGAGCTACTGTAACTACAACAATCTTTAAAGACGGAGATGGTAGCGCTGATGCTTTGGATGCTTCTACTTGGGCAACAGCTGCAAATAGCGGTGTAAAAACAATAGACTTATTAGGGGTTGGTAATGTAAACAGTTTAAAGTTTAAATTCACAGGTGCATCCTCTAGTTATAAGATAAATGACATTACTATTGTGTATAGAACAATATATAAACAAGCTGCTACAGGTGTAAATTAATATGGCTATATCTAAGTCTAACGTAAAAGCGGCTGAACAAAGAAGCTTAGGTGAAAACTCTGCAAATAGTAGGGTTAAAAATAGAATAGGCGGATGGGAAAGTACACCATCAGGATTAAAGCATGGCACAATAGAAATATTGTCTTCTGGTGGCAATGAGCGTATAAAAGTATCTAGTAAAATACAAAAAATATCAGCAACTTTAGATGAGGATTTAACGTCTGGCGAAACAGATGTAGATGTTACTGATGCAACGCAAGTTACTAAAGGAGATATTATTAGGATTGACTTAGAAGATATGTTAATAAAAAGCATATCCAGCAACACGTTAACTGTTAGAAGGGGTGTCAATGGCACTACAGCTGCTACGCATAATGACGAAGCGGAAATACTTGTGTTAAATCCTAAAAAACCAACTAGGTTTACAGAGCTATCATCTGATTCTTTAACATTTAATAGAGATGGTTCTACTTTTAATTACCCCAAACAAATGCAATTTATACCAGCATCTGCTTTGACATTTGGTTCGGCTTTTACTTTTTCTCCTAACTTTGCAAGTTATGATGATGACCAATATGATGTTTTATTTATTCTAAAAGATATGCAAACTTATAGTGTGGAAGCTTCTGATGAAGGCAGCGCTCAATCTTTGCAGTTATTTGCAAGCAACAAGACGGGGTTAGGCTTTACGCCTACCGCAAACATATTTGTAGGTAGTGTATTAAGCAGTTCAACAGTTACATCTTTCGATGATTCAGGAGCTGTTTTTGGAGGCACAACATTAACAACACCTTCTAATAGCACTGCTAAAAATGATGATAATGATGCTTTTCATGACCACGCAACAGCAGGCGTAGTTTCTCTAACTATAACATTTACACTTACATACTCATCTGTTGTAGATAAAGATGATGATATGACCGTCGAAGGATTT